CGTGCCACGCCGCGCCGGGCACGTGAGCACCACCCTCCGCGCCAATGTTCTGAATGCGAGCCAGCAAGGGCCGCACTTCGTAGCGGTCACGCCGGCTGAGCTTGTCGAGCACGGTGTCCCACGAGATTTGCCGGTCTTCCGCCGGCCAGGTGTCTCGCACGGTTTCCCAGCGGTCTTTCCATGTGGCCCAGCCCCACGGGGTGAACCACTGCTCGCGCACCACGGCGTTGCGGTAGCCCACCTCGGCGGCCGGCGTCCGCTGGTAGCCGCAGACGCTGAAGACCGTCTCGTCTTTCTCGTACGCCGTCAGCGCCCAGTCCGCGAACCGCAGGAAGTCCCGGCCGGGCACCGTGTCGTCCTCGAGGGCGATGACCCGCTTGTGGTGGTCGAACCCGTAGGCCAGGGCCGAGTAGGTGTTGACGTTGCACCCCACCCGCTGCGTGCCCACCATGGCCCATGCCTTGACGTGCGGCAGCATGGTGAACGCACGGGCCAGGTCGATGACCTCGTCGTTGACCGGCTCGCACAACATCGCCACCGGGAACCGGTCGATGTCGTCGCACCGGGCCAGCGCGTCGAGCACGGCCTTGGTGTAGCCCGGCCGGTTGCACAGCGTCATGACAACTACGGTGTCGCGTTTGGCGTTAGTCACAGGTCGTGGTGCTTTCGTAGATGGTGTGGGGTGGGCCGCGCCACCGCAGGCGGCGCTCGGTTGGCGTCCAGTTGGTTTGCTGCTGTTCGCACCGCAGGCGAATCACGGCTGGCGTCGGGATCTCGCCGTCATCATCGGCCCCGTACCTCTTGGGAAGCCCGAGAATCATCCGCCACTTGGCAAGCGACTGAAACGAGTAGCCGAGCTTGATGGCGATGTCGGCCAGCCGAACCTTTGGCTCGGCGTTCCACAGCTCGGCGAATCGTTTTTGGGTGGGCTTATCCATCACGGCACGTGGCACCACCACGAAGGGCTGGGCTCATGAGTGATGCCGCACGGGCCGTTGACGAACCGGCACAACGCCGTCCGCACCCGGAAGGGCGGCTTGTCGTAGTAGTCGTGGCCGGCGATGATGCCGCCGCTCTTGACCTTGGGCCACCACGCCTTCAGGTCTCGCAGCACGCCCTCCAGCGAGTGGTCGCCGTCGAGGTAGACGAACGCCAGCGACCCGTCATCAAACGTGGCCGCGGCCTCGACGCTGTCCATGCGGAGCGTCTTCACCCGGCCCGTGTGCAGCGCGGCCACGTCCATGGCCTGGCGGTAGCGCAGCTCGTGCTCTTCGTCCGCGCCGTTCATGATGTCGTCATAGCCTTCGATGTGGCACCAACGGTCCACCATGACGTAGTTGCCGTGCCACAGCGACAGGAAGTCAGACGAGTACTTGCCCTCGGCCACGCCCACCTCCACGGCCGTGCCGCTGATGCCCAGCGTCTGCAGGAACAGGGGGAACATGTTGCGGTGAACTGGCTTAATCACGACACCCTCACGGTAGTGCGGCCTTCGGTCCCCCAAGTCTTTTCCACCAGCAGCCGGCCTACGTTCGTGTCGTCGCCCATCACTTCCTGCAGAGCGTCCAGCACGGCCTTGCCGAGGTTGTCTACGTCGGGCCGCGGCAGCGCCGGGGCCGACGCCTTTACGCCGCTCTTGGTCAGGTGGCTCTTCGGCCGAGCAAAGACGGCGTCCACGATGACGCTGACTGGTGCGGTGGCTTGCACCAGCCCAGCCGCTCGAGCAGCGAGGGCCACCGCCTGGCGGTAGGCGTGGATGGCGTGGTCCTTCGGCACGTACGCATGGCCGTGTCTGCCACGCACTGTGATGCGGGGCCGCGGCTGCGGGACGGGGTCGCCGGGGACGCTGAACGTGATCGCCATGCCGCCAGAGTGGCGAACGTGTCAAGCGAGCGGGGCTATCACGACCGGCGACGCGGTAGCACCTCGCCGCCTGCGTCTCGCCCGTGCGTCACGCTGGACGCCGCGAGTTATCACGACGGCGGGCGTGGCTATCGGGAACCAGAGAAACACTGGTTCGCTGGCTACTTAGCGTCCGTTGGCGCATCCGGAAGCGGCATCCAGTGAGTTGGGTCGTGCAGGTCTTCGCCGTCATCCTCCCAGTGCAGGTATGCCCCTGTCAGCACTCGCTCCCCGATGCCAACCCATCCGTCAACGGCATGGCCCACCATCACGCGGGCTCCCATCTCCGGCAACCTCTCGCTTACCGGAACCCACAGCTGAAGCAACTCGTTCACCGCTGCAACGGCGTCATCGCCACCGTTGCGGATGCGGATGTCAAAGTCTTTCATGATTCCCATCGTTTATCCTCGCTTCTACGCCAGCGAACCAGCGGATGAAGCGGACGGCGGAGCCGCCGCTTATCCTGCGTGTTATGCCTTCTTCTCAGCCGCCGCACGCTGTTTGTGTTCCAGATCACCAAGCAACTCCGACCGCTTCCCCATCCTGAGAGCCTGCTCTGCGTTGGGAAGCAGTTCAACGCCGCCCCACCGCGTCCTGAGCGAGTCGATGTATTCCTGCTCCTGACGGAGTATCTCGGACAAGTCTTCGGCTTTGATGAACATGGCCCATCTCCTGTGGTTGGCATAACCAGTCGATGCAGCGGACTCCCGGTGCCGCCGTGTGGTGATTCTAAGTCAGTGGCCGGGAGCCGCTGATCTTCCGTGTTATCGGTACTCTTTCCGAAGCGGCACCCAAAATGACCACCACGGCGCGTCACGCACAAGCCTGTACGCCACCTCGTTGACGGCGCAGATTGTACCCGCGTAACTGTCCTTGACTCCGCACTTAGGGCATCTTCCATGACTGTAGCACACCTCACGGAACGACAGGGCGGCCTCGCATCGCGTGCATCGAAACTCTGTCATCCACCGCGACCGATAACCACCCGATCCACTGGAAGGCTCGTCATTGTCGTTCGTCATGGTTGCTCCTTTGCTCGCCTCCGGTGATCCTGCGTGTTCTCACACCATACGGGCCATGCGACGCCGGGGTCCGGTTAGCGTGAACCGCGTCACCGCAATCTCAACCCGATCCGGCTCGCCGTCGCGCTCTTTCTGACGCCGGAACATCTCGGCACGCTCGGCCACCCACGGCGACAGCGCGAGCGAGTCCTGCGACAGCAGCTCCTCGGCCTGCGACGGCGCGTCGCTTATCTCGCCGCTCGGTGTGGATACCCGGTGCGTAAGGCCGTGCCTTGTTGCCACCTTTCGGAGCGTGCCGGTGCTCAGCCCCAGTTGCAGGGCCACGTCCTCAGTCCTCAACGTGTCGTCATGCCAGAGCTTGAACATCAACGGCACATTCACTTCGTACTTCTTGCGTCCGCGTCTCATCCGTCACCCTTTCGCTGCGATGTAAAGACCGATATTCGCCGCTGCGTACCCGGCGTAGGCGATGGCCAGCCCCGTCTTGCCATGCCACGCCAGGTCCGCAGCCACCCACACGTAGATCACGCCCGTCAGGGCAATCAGCCAGGGTGCCATCACGCGTCCTTCGCCAGCGGCATGATGACGCCCGTGTACGGGCCGCACCGAAGCAGCACCCGGCTCTCCCGATCCGTGGCGTACACGTCCACCTGCGGCTCCTCGTCGGCCGGGATCGCCCGCAGGAAGTCCGCCAGGTAGCGCGGGTCCAGCTTCGTGGTGCTCGCGGAGCCGGCCGCCACGATGGGGCACTTGACCGTGCTCTCCCCGTACTCGGACGACTGCCCGTGGATGACGAGCGTGTCCGCCGTCCACGTCAGGTCCACGCCCTTGCTCTGCTCGCTCGTCACGATGGCGGCGGCCCGCACGCTCGCGAGCAGCTCGCCCACCTCGAGGACCGTGGCTTCGCCTTCCGGCTCGCCCACCACGTCCCGCCACCTGGGGAAGCGACCCTCGACCAGCCGGCCCGTCACGGTCGTGCCGTCCAGGGTGAACTGCACTTCCTTGGCGTTGGCCTCGACCTGGACGCTGCCGTCACCCGTGGCCATGCCAGCCACGATGTCGAGCACCCGGCGCGGCACCAGCGTCTGCCGGTCGTCCACCGCCTGGTCGGTCTCGGTCTCCACGCACGCGAGCCGCCGGCCGTCCGTTGCCACCCAGGTCGGATTGCCGTTGGCCACCTCAATCAGCACGGCCCCGAGGGCGTAGCGGCTGCTCTCGGCGTCCGTGGCGTACGTCGTGGCCCTGGCCGCACGGGCGAACTGGTCCGCCGGCAGCCGGCACACGGCCTGCAGCTCGCCCGGTTCCCACGTCGGATACTCGGCCACGTCCTCCGTGGGCAGCGTCCACGAGCCGCCACCGCACTTCACGGTCACGCTCGGCCCCTTGGCCGTCAGCGTCACGTCGTCGCCCGTGGCGGCCCTGACGATGGCCAGCAGCCGGGCATGCGGCACAAGGAACGGCTCGCACTGCTGGGCGATGGCACGGTCAATCCGTACCTCCAAGTCCGTGCCGGTGACGAGCCCGTCGCCGATGCGGCAGTTGGCCAGGATCGGCTTGGCCGGCCGGGTTGGGGTGGCGTGGTGGATCGCCAGCAGGGCCTCGAGCAGCTCAGCCTTGGGGATCCTCAGGGTAGTACCGGAAGCCTTCGGCCTCGTAGCGGTTGCGGTCGTCATTGGGAGAGTCCTTTCTCTTCACTAGGGAAACGCCCACGGCACACCCGAGGGCGAATGTTAAGACGTTGAACAACATGCCCAACGCAATGCAGGTAAACTCGGAGACGGTCATGCGGCACCGCCCTTCTGTGGCCCGTAGTGCAGCGTGAACAGGTGCGCCGCGTCGGCCTCGGCCTGGTCCCGGTCGTGCCTCATCTGGTTGGCCTCTCGGCACTTGTCGCGTATGGTGTCGGCGGCCCACTCCAAGAGCTTGCGGCTGTGGTCGTCGATGTGGTCGCTCCAGCAGTGCACGGCCAGCATGTCGGCGAGCACCAGCGGTGCCGGGGCCGGGTATGGGTTGTCAGCCTTCATGGACCACCTCAATCCCACGGGGCTTGCCCTGAGCCATGCGGATGTAGCCCTTACGCTCAAGGGCCTCGAGGTGAACCGTCACGCCGTGCGGCGACTTAATGGACATGGCCGCCGCGATCTCGCGAACGGTCGGCGAGTAGTACGCCATGTTGGCCTTGATCCACTCCAGCACCTCGCGCTGGCGAGCGGTGAGGGGAAGGGGCTCGGTCGGGGTCTCGGTGGTCATGTGCCCTCCTTGGCGGCTGCTAGTTTTCTACGGGTACGCTCAAACGCTTCGGCTACGTCGCCGGTGAAGACCTTGGGTGGTGGTGGTGGAGCGTCGCCAAAGTCCCGGCCGGTCTTTGCTGCGGCCCGCTTTGGGTTGTTCCACTTGCCGCCCAGCACCTCGTCCACGAATCCCGGCTTGCAGAACTGGTTCAGCGTCACCGGGTCCGTGAAATAGCGACACTTCGGCAGGTGCTCGATTGCCTGCAGTGCCGTCTCCATCCATCCGTCTTCGGCCAGTGCGGCCTTGACGGTGTCTGACGGCCTGGATGACCGCCAGCGCACGCCGCAGCCGGTGTTCCACGCCTCCCGCAGCCTTGGCCAAAGCTCCTCGCGTGCGGAAGAAGAAGAACCCTTTGTGGACATGGACATGGGAGCATCTGCCCCAGCAATGCTCGTGCATATGCGTTCGCATTGCTCAGGCATATCCGGTGGCTTGTCCGGCTCGTCTTGGTCACCGCCTGACACGCCCGATTCCCAGCGTTTGGAGGCAGACTGACGAGCCCGCTCGCTCCGTTCGTGGGACTTGGATCGTTCGTGCTCCAGGCGGATGTTCCGGCGCTTGCCGTCCTTCCACTTGGGAAACTTCTCCTGAACCGTCTTCCAGCACCCGGCCAGCCCGGGCGAGATCAGCTCGAGCCGCTTCGTGTCGTCGGGCAGGCCGCCCTGCTCCCACTGCACGATCAGCAGCGTGACGTAGTGGCCACGTTCCTCGGCCGTCCAGCCGCTGGTGGCGGTCAGAAAGTCGCGGCCGAAGAATGGAAACCAGCTGCTCATTCAACAAGTCCTCGCTCGTAAACATCGCTGGTTGGCCAATACCAAACATGTTCATGTTCTTGAACGTGAACGATTACGTCGTCGATTTCGATTTGAAGCCTTTTTATGCGTGGTACAGCAGCACAATGCACAGTGCTTTCTGCCATCGCTTGCAAAGCATCTTCGTAGTCAACAGCGAACCACTCGCCTGTCATCCGCTGATCTTGCAATCGCTTGTGTATGTCAGTTTCGACTTGATGGGCAGCCCATGATGCCTCGCAAGCAACAGTGCAGAAGCACTGCACTTCAAACAAAAGCTGCAGTGGGTGAGCGTTACCCGTTTGCAGCGTCTTAATGCGATTTGGGATGTCCTTCGCAACTCCAAACTTCATGTTGCCGTGCCCATCGCTAATGGCGTAGACGCTGCACTGCCACAAAGGCTTGTCGGTCACGGCATTGACCTCCGATACACCCTCTCCGGCCTACCGCTCGCTGACGGCCTGGTCGTGCCCGTCGTCTCCACCAGCCCGGCCCGCGCGAGCCCGTGCATGCGCCGCGCGACCTGCTGCTCGCTCAGCCCACAGCGGCCGGCGATCTCGTCCTTGGTCCCCGGCCCAGCGGCCAGCGCCTCGAGGATCCGCCGCTCGTGGTCGCCCTTGAACTCGCGGGCCATGGTGCCGGCGATCTTCGACGTCACCGGATCGGTACGCCGGAACAGCGGCAGCGTGTCAAGCGGCGGCGTGTAGAAGTCGTTGCTCATGCCAGCCTCCGCGTCGCTTCTCGGGTGAAGATGCTGGCCTGTCCGTTTGGGTACACCCAACGCCGGTGCGCCCCGCGGCCCCAGCCGACAATGCAGATCCGCAGTTCAAACTTCCTCCGCATCCACGAAACGTGCCGCTTCACGGTCTTCTCGCAGCACCGAAGCCGCTCGACGAGCTCTGCGACGCTCGCTCCCTGGGGCCGTGCGAGCATTGCGTCGATGATCGCCACTTGCTCCAGGCTTGATCTCGTAGCAACCTTACTTGGCATGGGTTCCGTCCCCTGTGTATTGGCCCGTTTACGCCGGGCTCGCGTCCGTGGTTACTCGCCACTCCGGATAGGCGACCCATGCGGCTGCGAAGCCGCTTCGGCCAGGGCGGGCCGCTCGCGTGTCTCGGGTTGTGCCGCCTGCTCGAGCTCGTCGGCCTGGCGGATCAGCCGCTCTCCAATCGCTCGCAGCCTGGGGGCCACGGCCGCCAGGGCCTGCTCCCGGGTCGGCTGCCAGTAGTCGGACATCTCCTCTCGCGTGGTCTCCCACCCGGAGTCATCCATGCGGCGGCGCTGTACCGACAGGTACTGGCCGCAGGGCGACAGCGTCATCTCAGAATGGAAGTGCGGAACCGGCGAATGCGGGTGCCACATGCTCAGGCCTTGGAAGCCGAAGAACGCTCGGTACATCGTCTGCTGGTCGCTCATGGCTACCTCCCGTATCCGTGGCCATTGACCGACACCGCCTCGGCCGGCTCGCGCTCGGCCTCGAGGAACTCCACCCGAGCGTGAATCCGGTCGCACAGCTCGTCGGCCTGGAACGACGTGAAGGTGCCGTCCTTGACCCTGACGTCGATCTTGCGACGCATGGCGTCCAACTTGCCGATGTCGGCCTCGGCTTCGATGGCGGCCTTGGCAACCTCGAACGGGTCTGCCCGCTCTTCGGCCGGCGGCGGCGTCGCAGGACGCACCGCGACGGGCTCGGCCGTGGCCGGCGTCGTCGGGTAGTCCTGAGCCTCCTCTGCCGTCACCAGGCCCTTAAGCACGTCAGGGAACGCGTCACGCAGGGCGAAGCCACGGGCACGCAGCTGCAGCATCCGCCTGGGGTACTGCGTCCACGGGCCAGACTTGCCCCACAGGCCGGCCCGTTTGGCGTCGGCCACGCTGAACCGGCCCACCACGTTGGCGTCCTTGCCCTTGCGGCTGGTCTGGCACACGGCCGTCATGTTGTCGCCGTCGCCCTCTATGAGTTCGTGGATGCCGTCGCACACCGGGCTTGCGAGACACAGTGCCAGGGCGGCGTCACCCCAGATCGCGGGCCGCCCGTTGATGCAGGCGATGTTCTGCAGGCTCTGCATCGGGCTCAGCCCGATCTCGCTGCCGTGCTGGATGGCCAGCAAGCAGGACTCAGGCTTGCCCCGGAAGTCCTTGGGGGCGAACTCGCTGGCGGCGACCATCTTGGAGAACCGAAAAGCATCATCAAACGAGGCGAGGGCCAGCCCCCTCGCGGGCGTCGTGGTTGTAGAAAGCTCTGTGCTCATGGGTCGTGTCCTTTCGCGTGGATGTCCTTCAGGTCTCGTTCCAGGGTGCAGGGTTGCCGTTAATCTCACGCCACGCAGCAGCCGGCTCTTTGGGCTGCGTGGCGATATGTTCCGCTGCGTCAACCAGCCGGAAAAGCAGACGCTCAACGGCTGCCAGCGATTGGGCGATGTCGCCCAGCGACTCGCAGACAGACTCGTACTGCAGGCCAGACGGTGGCTCTGCTTTTGACTTGGGCGCAGGTTGAACTGGGATGGCCTGTAACTCCAGCAAGGCAATCGCGTCTGCCTCGCGGACGTACCACCGCTTACTGCCGCCGATCTGAATAGCCGGTATCTTTCCGGCATCCGCTGCTAGCCGGAGTTCCTTGTAGTCCGGTGAGTGTCCTGCGGCTTTGTCCCTGCAGCGGTAGTCCCACTGAGCCAGCGGAACGAAGCCGGCCGGTATAAAATCTTTCCCGTTCATGTCGTGTCCTTTCGTGTTGCGTCCTTAAAACCAGCGGCGTCCCCGTCCTGCGTCGGCCGCTCTCTGCGTCCTTGCCACCGGGGCTCCGCCCCGTCTCCTGTGTTCAGTTGCCCGCGTACTCCAGGTCGTGCGGGTAGTACCACAGCGTCTCGCCGTCGATCTGGACGACCACGACCGTGTGAGTCACGGCTGTCACCGTGCCGATCCCGTGCGTGTCCTTGAAGGGCAGCTCGGCTCGAACGCGGTCGCCGACGCGAGGCGTCCACGCTCCATAGGTCTCGGCCATGCCAGCGATGGCACCGGCGTACTCGGCGTGGTGGGGATCCGTAGTCATCTTGAGGGTCTCCTGCGTGTTTGGGGTTGGGTACTGTACGCCTGTTTAGTTCTGAGTCAAGTGGCCGTTTTTTCTGGCCTGCCGACATCGGCAGTACGGTAGCGTCGTCGGTAGGAAGTGTCAACCAGCAAGTCCGGCGGAAACGATCCGCAGGACGATGATGAGAAGTTCGATCCAAACGTCAGCGTTCATGGTGCGGCCCTCCTTGGCCTAGGTTCCGAGCGTCGTGCCCGGATGCTACCGACATCGGTAGGAAGTGTCAAGCGGCTTTAGCGGATCTGGTTTCCTGCGGCTTTCGCGAGGGATTCAGGTGTCGGGCGAGAATCCGCCGGGGGCCGGGCCTTTGGCGATGCCGGCGTCGCGGGCCTTTTGGCGGGCCTTTGCCAGCTTCTTGACCTGCTCGAGGTCCAGCACCAGGGCGCGGTCGGTCAGCTTGCTACTCCACAGCGTCGGCTCGCCGCCGCCGTCAGGCTGGCGACACATCTGCCTCACCCGGCCCATGGTGCATCCGAGGATCTCGGCCGCCTCACGGCAGGTGCAAAGCGTTCGCTGCGGTTCTCTTAGTGCCACAATCATTTCCCTCGCAATCCTACCGACGTAGCAAATGGAGTCAAACGACCCGCCTGCCTTGCCCCTGGCACTTCAACCGCTGTACACTATCAGAACGCCCGAAAGGGGCCGATTGTTCGAGCGGACGGGGTGTAGGTCAGCATTTTGTACACATGTACAGCCATGCTAGGCTTGCGTTCCAAAAAGGAGGCTATCAGATGACCCTGCGTGAACTGCTGAGAGACCGCGTCGCCCCGCTCAAAAACCTGTGCGACCGGAGCGTGGCCATGTACGAGGCGACCCTGGACCGGTTCCGGGACTTCCTCGGACACGAGCCAACGGTGGACGACCTAGACGACCTGACCGCGGCCAAGTTCCTGCGGTGGCGGCAGACCACCCAGCACAGCCGGTTCAAGAAGATTAGCCCGGCCAGCCTGGCCAAGGACTCGGCCCACCTGCGGAGCCTGTGGACGTGGCTCGCCAAGAAACGCTGGAAGAAGTCGGACGGCGAGCTGCTTGAGTTCCCCGACTACGCCCGCCCCCGCGTCCCCAAGCCCCGCCCTGTGGCCTACACGGCCGAGGAACTTAGCGCCCTGGTGCGAGCCGCCCGGCACCGCAAAGGGGCCGTAGCGGGCACGCCAGCGGCCTGGTACTGGCTGACCAAGCTCCAGGCCATGTTCCAGACCGGGGAGCGGATCGGGGCCGTCCTCGCCATCCGCTGGCGGGAGGTGGACTTGGAGCGGTGCACGCTCACCTTCCTGGCCGCCACCCGCAAGGGCCGCCAGGAGACGATTACGCGGTCGATCACGCCCGAGCTGGCCCGGATGATGGCCACGCAGCAGGGGCCGCCAGACGCCCTCGTATGGCCTTGGCTGGAGGACCGCAAGATCCTGAGCTGCTACGCCAGCCTCAAGATCCTGTGCCGCTCGGCCGGCGTGCCGTACCACCCGTTCCACAGCATCCGCAAGGCGACCGCCTCGTACCTCAAGAAAGCAGGCGTATCGGCAAAGCATCAACTCGGGCACAGCAGTGAAGAAATGGCCGAAACACACTACTATGACTTAAACATAGTAGGCCATCAGTCGGCGCTTGAGCACTTGCCGTCGCTAGACGTGAACCTGATCGAAAGGAAACCCAAGTGACTCAGAAAGTTGTTTTGAGCGAAGAAGAGCGGCGAGAAAAGAAGAATAGATTGAATAGAGAATCGCACGCTCGTCACAAAGAAAGAAATAACGCCAAGTCGCGAGCCTACTATCTCGCACACAAGGAGCAGCAAACACAAAGGATGGCCGAGTGGAGGAACGCCAACAAAGAAAAGATCAGGCATCTCAACGCTAAGTACCGCAAAAACAACAAAGATAAGTGCCGCAAGAATAAAGAGTCGTGGCGAAAAAACAATCCAGACAAGGTGCGAGTAATCCAAACGCGATACGCAGCAAAAAAACTTAAGGCCTGCCCTGTGTTTTGCTTAAAGAACAGGATGAGGGTGCGAATGTGCCAAGCGATACGATCCGCAGGTGTATACAAGACCGACCGCACACTTGCCCTAATCGGATGCACGTCAAAGCAACTCAAAAAACACATTGAGTCAAGGTTTCTGCCCGGCATGACGTGGAGCAACAGAAGGCGGTGGCACGTCGATCACATCGTGCCGATTGCCGCTTTTGATATTTCGACGGAAGAGGGGCAAAGAGCCGCCTTTCACTACACAAACCTTCAGCCCCTGTGGGCGAAAGATAACCTCAAGAAAGCAGCGAGCCGAGCAAGCGGGGAGGCTGCGGTGGGAAAAAGGACGTAAACCCTGCCACAGCCTCAACCCGCCGCCCGGCTCAATCTCGACCCTGCCAATACGTCACCCGCTCCTCGGCCCTGGCCAACTCGCACAGCAGCCGGCGGCGCTCCTGGAGCAGCCTCATCACGTCGGCCGCTAGCGTCCCCGAGGTGCCGGTCCACGCCCCCTGGAACCGGCGCGCCCGGTGCTCCATGCGGACCAGGTCGTCCTCGGTGAGTGCAGGCCGCAGGCTATCCAACAGACTGCTCCATCTTGATAAGGCAGATGAGCGCCCAGTTGGCCGCATCCAGTAGGGCGTTAGTCGGGTCAACCGGCTGGCCTTGGGCGTACTTCTGCATCCGCACGACGCAGTCGCTCAGGTCGCACAGCGCCCGACGCCACGGCTCAACGCCGCACTTGGCCGATGCAGTGACGTTCTCAAAGGCATCGTCGGCACCACCGTACTGGGCTGTCTTCTCGTAGTGCAGCGCTCGCAGCCGCTCGAGGGCGTCAAGCCACTCGGGACTGCCAGCGGCACCAGGCTCCCGTAAGAGCGAGTCACCCCGCCAGACGTTGGCGAGCACCTCAGCGGCACACCTCTGGGCCGGCTCGCAACCCGCCAGCGGCGGCGCACGGTAGCCGACCAACTTGTCGTCGCTCGGATCCGTGTTGTCGAGCCGGTCCTTGACGGCAGCCCGCAGTGCATCGTTCGCCATTTCCAACGTCGCTGTCATGTCGTCGCCTTTCGTAAGTCCCTGTCACAAAACAACGGATACGCCCGCGTCACTTCCTGCCGCCCGTGGTCCACAATCGCCATGCCCTGGCACGGCCGCTCCGGGCTCGCCTTGATTCGCACAGCGTATGCCGAGTGTCCAATGACGCTGCCGTTGGCGACGTAGCGAGCACCACGCAGCCAGCCCCAGGAGTGGTAGTGGCCGAAGATGGTCAAGTCTGCACGGCGGTGTGCGTCCCAGCCGGCAATCGCTTTGCTGGCCGGCAGCGCGAGACCGTAGACGCCGCCGGCGTAGCGGATGGCATGGCCGTGGCAGTGACGCACCAGGAACCCGTCAAGGTCCACGTAGCCCAGGTGGCCGTGGGCGATCTGCCACTGGACGTTCTTGTTGCTCTCTTCGCGGGCCATCGTGTGGAACATCATCTGCTCCCACGAGTGGTCCAGCTCCGTGGCAATGCGGTTCTTCTCGGTGGACCGCCCGTGGTTGCCGGCGTTGGTGCACACCACCACCTCGTCAACGTGCTCGGCCACGCGGTTGATGAGCCCCCGCAGCCGGGCCTGGATCCACAGCGTCGCATTCATGGGCGAGAGCTGGGCCACCTCGACGCAGTCCGGGTGAATGTGGCCCGTGATGAAGTCGCCGCCCAGCCAGATGAGCACCCGGCGGATGTCGGCCTGGTTCCGCTCGTGCTCGAGGCACTCCAGAAACCGCTGCTCTAGCTCGGCCATCCGCAGTTGACATACGTCAAGGCTGTACTCGTTCTCGCCGTTGACGGTCGCCGGGTCCACCCGCTCCTCACAGTGGATGTCGGACAGCATCAGGATGGCGGTAGCGGCGTGCTTGGCCCGCTTCTTCGCCTTGACACTCTTGGTCAAGGGCACGGGTGTTACGCCTTGCAACGCCGTGAAACGGTCGGCCCGCTCCCGCTCGGTGTCGATTTGAGCCAAGGCGGCCTTGTACTTCGTACGAAGTCCAGCCACCTCAGCCCGCAATCGGGCCAGCTCGGCGTCGGCCTGGAGCTGCTGCTGCGACGCCACGTCAGCCAGCACTTCTTCTTTCAGCGTTGGCTTAGCCATGTTGTCACCTGTTTCTCGCCTGCGATGTCCCACCCACGGCTGTCGGCACATGCCTTAATGGCTCGGTAGAAGGCCCGTTTCTGGTGTCGCGTGGGGTCGAAGCCGGCCCGCACCTCAAGCAGCTCGGCCTGGGCGTCAGGCGGCAACCGGTCGAACCACGACGCGGGGCCTGCGGACGAGTTGGCCACGCGATTGAGCACCTCGGCGAGCATGCTGCCACTACTCACTGGGCACCTCCCTGTATCCAAGGTTCCACAGCGTCCGCCGGATGACGCGGGCCGCTTCCGTGACGGCCTCTTCGCTGATGCTGGGGCCGAGGCTGGCGTGGAGCAACTCATGCACGATGGTCTCCATGCGAGGGCCAGCCTTTAGCCGCGCGTCAATCAGGATCCGGGGCCGGGCTGAGTTGTCAAAGAAGGTCCACCCGGCAGCGTCACCCTTCAACTTGGTGAACCGCAAGAGCCACCGCTTGCCGTCTATCGTGACGTGATGGTCTTCGGCCACGGGCGTCGTCCTTTCGCCCGTCAGTGTGGGGGACGTGTCAACCGATGCCGAGCCGGCGGCCCAGCTCGTTGAGCCGCTCTTGTCGCTTGGCACACCCGCACGGCTTGCCAATGGCCTTGCTCACGCTCTCCTTGGTGATACCCACAGCAGAGAGCCCGGCGGCCACCATGTCACCCAGGCCAGGCTTGGCCCGCGGGTAAGCCGGATGCGTCTCGTCCACCGTGATCTGGTCGCCTTCCTGGGCGACGATGCACGGCCGCACCTCGTCCAGCGTGTAGCCACGCTGGCGGCATCGGGCCTCAAGGTGGCGCATGCGGCAGCGGATCATGGCAGCGGGTTGCAGGGATAGATATCTACTGTTTGACCCGTGCACAATAGTGACACAAAGAAATCTTCTAACGTTATGCTGGTCGGCTCTGCCTCCCCATCAACTCCACCGCAGCAATCGCCAAGAACACGAAGCGTAAACCCAAAACCCAGGGTAGCAAGACTGATTTCTACTCGCGCGTTTGCATATCCAGCGTTTTCTATTTCTGAAAGCAAATTGGCGTTTTGTATTTCTTGCTGTAAAGCAGCAATGTCAGCATCGCGGCTTTCTTCTGTTTCATTGCTATTGCTGCAGAACAAAAACCCAACGGCACAATCTTGGCAGCAACACGCCTGCTCCGTGCCGACCTTGCCGTCACGCAGCACGACCTTGCCGTCTTGGAGCGTGATGAGCGTCATTCCGCTGCCGTGGCGCAGGTGGTGGTGCTAAACCACTTGATGCAGCCGCTCGTGTCGTGGCCCAGCACCTGCTCGGTGGTTCGCGAATAGCCGGGGAACACCCGGAAGTCGACGCCGCCGACCGCGGACACGCACGTGCCGCAGTCGCTCTGCGAGTCAATGGCGATCCAACCAAAACCGTTGTGCCCGAGCGCCACCCAGCGGTTGGTACAGTTCGTGTCGCTGCCGAACTGCACGTAGTGGTTGTAGGCGACCACGGTGACCGCGGAAGCCACGCCGCCAGGAGGGCCGTTGTAAACCGTTACGACGGCGGTGCTGCCGCTGGCCCAGCTCGACCCGCTGTGCTGGCCGATCAGTAGCCGCACGCCGGGGGACCGGCCGCCGTAGTCGGGTTGGCCAAGGTCTGGCTTACTAGGGTTGCGCTCAGCCAGGCGGACGGCCTTGCCGATCCGCTTGGCGTCGTTTTCGTTGAAGCCGAAGGCGGTCACAGGCTACTCCGCAAAAACGACGTACCGCAGCGGCAGAGCAGTGCCGTAGCTCTTGGCCCCGATGGTGATGGTCTTCTCGAGCGGCGCGACCGCCGGCTGGCCACGACGCAGCGAGACGAACTCGTGCAGCGTAGTGCCGTCGTACTTGCCCAGGGCGATGTAGGCCGTGCCCGAGGTGGCCGTCGAGAGATTGCGGAACGCAGCGTAGCCCGCCGTGACCACGTCGCCGAGCGACAGCGTCTCCACGTTCGTGCCGATCTGGACGATGCCACCCGCCGAGCCCTGGACGGCCTGGTCGAACTGCAGGCCAGACGTGGCAAAGCTCTCTTCGTGGTTGCCGTTCTTGCACCGTACCGACACGGCGACGTTCAGTTCATTGGCCATTGCTATCTCCTAGATGCCACAGTCCGTAAATATCTGAGCCATGTTGACCTTCTGGTACGGGTACAGATACCGCACCAATGGATCGCTGCCGATGGTCAGCTGGCCGCCGTTGCCGTCAAGCGGAACGGGCTGTCCGACCGGGTTACCGGCCTTGTCGAGGATGGCCTTGCGGTCGCCGCCAACCACTTCATTAAACCCAGCGTCGAAGTACGGGATTTCCCACAAGTCGGGCTTGTAAAGAAACTCAATGCTGATGGTCCAGACGTTGTTCTTCTGGTCGTACTCGCCGTTCCATCCGGTCATGCGCACCGAGTACTCGGGGCCGCCAAGGAACTCACCGTTATTGCAGGTGTTCGTGTACCGCAGCAGCTGGTCGAATCGCGGGTTCAGCACCTGCGTGTTGGTGTAGGTTAGCCGCACCAAGGCCGACTCTTCCTCGAGGCCATCCACCGGATCGCCTGCCGAGTTGCGGGCCGGCAGCTGCCCCGCGTTGCTGAACGCCGGCACGTCGTTAAGGTCAGACCAGCCGAGGGCGGGCTTTGTCACGCCCTGCGTTGTGATGGTGATGCGTTGCCACGTCGTGGGCTCAATGCCCTGCGGCTCCGGCAACCCTTCGCCTTCCGGCTTGGCGTCGTAGCGGACGCTCATCACCACGGCCCGCTCGTTGTCCTTGTAGTGCGACAGCTCGCGGCCGTTCACCACGAAGGTCAGCCCACCTTCGATAACCTCGTCGTCGATCTGCGGCAGCGGACGATTGCCCAGATTGGGCCAAGAAGTTGCGTCGTCGAGAATCTCGCCAAAGGACGGGTCTTTGCCGTCCGCAATGACGAGAAACTTCTGCGTTGCCGAGTGTTGCTTGGTGCCCTTGTCGCCCTTGGTCTCGGACAACTCCAGGCTCCGCAGTAGTCGTGCGTCGATAAGTGCCATGGTTACACCGAGATGGTCGCGAGGCCGATGCCGCCACCCAAGCCGGCCAGGCTGGCCTCAATCTCCTCGAGGCTCTCGGCCGATTGCTCCGCTGCATCGGCCGTGCGGGCCTGGTCCTTCGCACCCTCCAGCCGCGGGTCGGCCCCGCGCATGATGCTGTTCCGAAAGGCTTCGCCTTCACCCGTACCGGCCACAATGGCTCTGAGCGATTCGGAGGAAGCACGCACCGCTGCCATCAACTGCGGAGCAGCAGACGCGCCAAGAGACTGTCCGGCGCTGGCGGCTGCATTCTGCATTCCGGCCTCGACGCTTTTCATGTTCTTGTCAAATGCAGCCAGTGGATTGGCGAAGTTCTCAAGGCCCTGTGCAGTAAGGTTCCCGGCAGCATCACCAAGGATGCCGGCCTCGCTAAAAGATGCCGCCGCTAGCTCGTTCGTCGCATCTGCGGCGCTTTGCATGGCAGATGCGATGCCCAAATCAATGCCAGGCAGTGACGCAATTAGGTTTGCAATGCCTTCCGTGACTGCCCCAATACCACCAGTGATAGAAGCAAATGCCAGAGCGCCTGCCGCACCAAACGCGGCAATGCCTCCTGCCGCCATCTGGAAAACGCCAGTGACCATCGTTGCCGCACCAGTAATCAAACGAAGCGTTACCGCGAGGGATGACATCTGACTACTTGCCTGCTCGGTGCCAGGAATAACCGTCGTGAAAAAAGCGACAAACTGCGAAGTCATCGCCTTGATTTCAGGAATCACGTTCATGACTTCTCTGACCAGCGTCTGAAATAGCGGCACGAACGCCTGGCCTAATTGGCTCTGGAGGGTAGAGAAATTCGCCTGGAGGATCCTTTGCTGGTTTGCCAACGAACCAGAGGTGCGAACGAAGTCACCCTGTGCGAGCGATGTCTGGCCGAGAATTGCTGCGTACGCAGCTTGCGCCTTAATGGACGGCGTCAACGCAGTCTTCAGCGTGGCCGTGAGGCCCATCCTCATGGCGTGCTGCCGGAGCGTCGCGTCGTCAAGCAAGACGCCATATCGTCGCAGAGGCTCCGCTTCTCCACGAAGTCCAGCGCTAAGGGCCAGCAGTGCGTCTTCTATGCTCGTATTGTTGAAGCTCGCCAGGTCTGCGGCCAACGAAGTCATGCTGATGGAAAAATCAGCCGACTGGTTTTCCGCTAGACCAATCGCACGAAATAGGTTTCCGAACGTCCCTGTAGCCCGCAGCGCTTCGGTTTCCGAGATGCCAATTGCGGACGACGACTTGGCAAACTTTGCGACTGCTTCGGCCGCATCGCCAAAGACTACAGTTGACTTGCTTTGTTCCTCGCCAAGCGCGACTGTCGCGTCGACCGCTCCTCGCATCGCTCTGAAAAGTGACCCGACAGCAGCCGTCACTCCCCGGATTGCAGTCGTCGCCGCCAGAAACGTTGCGGCTGCGTCTATTCGTTTGATGCTTCCGGCGAATCCGCCGAGCTGCTTACTGGCTCGGCCCAGCCCAGCGGTGAGGCCGCCGGTGCTGGCCGTGATGGAGACGTTGACGCGGCCGAAGTTCTTGGCAGCCATGGCTTACCTCTTGGCCGACTGGAGAATGCGGAACATCTCCTGCGGCGTCTGGCCACGCTTCGGAACCGGCATGAAGTCGTGCGGCTGCATGGCCGGCTTGCCCTTGGGACGGTTGCTGTTGTAGTTCTGTGCCATGAGCACCGCGTCCCGTAGCCACTCGTCGCCCCACGGCATCAGCTGAAAGGCGGCCATCCACCGCTCGAGCTGCCACCACGGGATCTGGTCTGCCAATCCTCCTGGCCCTTCGACGTTCCACTCGCCGAGTTGCAACGCCAGCCGGTACAGGAACAGCAGCACCGGCCGGCTTTCTAGTTTTTTGCGGCGTCCTCCAAGGCGTCCGTGTTCAGCCCGTTCAACTTGAACCCGGCGTCCACGATGGCCTGCACGCTGTCGCTGTCCAGCTCGCCGATGGCGTCGGCGTCGTTGTCCGTGAACATCCGCGTGCCGTCCTCGTTGACGGCCAGCAGGGCCACGACCTGAGCCCGCACGTTCCGCAGGTTCACCTTGCCGGGGATGCCCCCGGTGACGATTTCCTCAAACCGGTCGCGGTCCCGGGAGGTGAACTTGGCCACATACACCGTGCCCAAGCCCGGCACCTCGACAGGTGTCCGAGGCCGCACGTTCCGCTTGGCCAGAATCTCCTCGCGTGTCAGAGCCACAGTCCGCGCCTCCTGCTCTTAGATGCCGATGTTGCCCGACAGCTTGATGGTCAGCGTGCCGGTCATCATGTCGTCCTTCGGGGCCGAAGCCTCAAATGACGATGCGTAGCCAAACGCACTCCACAGCGCCGTGGCGGTTCCGCCGTTGGCAAAGTAGATGTTGACGGCCTGGTTGGTCGCCACGTTGGTAAGAAGGTTGACCGGGTTGAGCGCCGGGTCGTGGTGAATCTCCAGCGACAGCTCGCCCGGGTCGTAGTACTCGCTGGCGAGAAACACCTTGCCGCCCGTGGTGAGCAGATGGCTGGCATCGACCACATCACGGCTCACGCCGCCGAGCGAGACGCTGTTGACCTTGTAGTGGGTCGCGCCGCTGCCGACGATGGTGCCGAACGTAACGAAGGTGCCCTGTCCGATGTCGTGAGCCATAGTCTGAGCCTCCTTGCTCAGGGTTCGCTGTAAGTCACATCAACCGACAAATCAGTGCGATAGACCGGCAACTGCTCGCCGCCGGCGGCCAGTTCCTGCTGGTCGTCATCACTCCGAACGACGGCCAACCGGATGCGGGCTGTCTTGACGTATTGTAGGGCGGCCTTGACGGCACGCGCGAGGTTTCGCACCTCGAGCAGGTTGTCCGAGATGCAGGAAAACGTGTACGTGGCCCGGATCAGCGAGTTGCTCCGCAGCAGGTCCGTGAACGGGTCTTTGAGCTGCGACTCGCGGGCGAACACGATGCACGGAAAAGCCGTGCCCTGCGGGGCCTGCACCTGGTAGATGCGGCTCCCCGCCTGCAGGGCGATGTCGGCGTCGGCGGCCAGCACCTGGACCAAGGCCTCGTCAATGTGGGTGACGGTTGGCATTACTTGCCCTGCGCCTTTCTGGCGGCTCGCCTAGCGGCTTCATCGGTAGCCTTGCGCAACGCGGCCCCAAGCTCGGTCTGGAGCGCGTCTCTGATGCTTGGCAGCGTCGAGTCAGCCCACGCTTGAA